CGCAGCTCCAAAAGTCTTACCATTAATCGTGGTCGGTGAAACTAAATTAGGTGCAGCCATTTGTTATCCCCAAATCATTGCAGGCATGATGCCGCCGCCACTTGCTACAGGAAGTGCTTCGGGCGATGAATTAACAACAAGCCATTTGGCTCCACTAGGTATCGTTACTGATACACCGGATGAGATCGTCACCGGACCCACCGAAATACCGTTATATCCAGCAGTCAGTGTGTAATTCGATGTGATGTTTTGCTTGGATTCTAAGATGGTTGCAGCACCACCGCCACCGCCAATCGTGGTCCAAGAAAGCGTTCCCGTACCATCAGTCGTTAAAGCTTGCCCTGAAGAGCCTGTTCCCGGAGGGAGTACAAGCGTACTGTTACCGCCAGAAGCTGGTGGCTGGATATTTACAGAATTTGTAGACGCATCGTATTTAAGCTTTAAGCCGCGATTGGATGCACCACCCGCAGTATTTAGCTCAATAAAATAAGAAGCGGCTATCTGCCCAGCGTTTGTAAGATACCCTGTTAACCCTGAGCTAGCAAAAAACAAATAACCTGCGGTTGTACCATCTTGCAGCAAGCGCCCCGTACCGCCATCAAATGTGGCGATAGAGCTGGAACCCGACGAAGCCGGACCTACAACATTACCGTACTGAGAAGCAGGATAAGTAACAAATACTTGCTTTGTTCCGGCACCAAAGTTAACTAAGCTGCCTGAGTTACTCGACGATAGGACCGTGGTCCGAGATAGCGTTGTCCCGCTCGATGTGTAAGTGCCTAGGCCAACCTCCCAGTCACCCGTGTTTGAATCGACAATCGTGTAAAAGGTGGTGTTCCCGTTACCAACAACGGAGAATGATTGGAACCCCGATACCGCACCAGCAAGTGTTACTGTGCCGGTGCCTGTGGTTGTCGTCGTTTCCTGTACACGATCCGCAAGGACAAGGGCCATATCATGCTGACAAGCTGAAGGTGTAGGTTACTTGCAGTGTGTCACCGTTTACAACCGAACGATCACCGCCCGTGAAGTCAGAAGCCGAGAATAGGGTTCCGGTTGTCCCACTCTTAGTGCTACTGCTTGTCAGAAACGCACCACCAACAGTCGTTGAACCGTTGATACTAAACGATGCTTTACTTGCCGAGTTAGTAACAACTGAGGGGTTAGCCGTGGTTGCAGCAGCAAACGTTGCCGCAGGGCGTGTCGATTCACTGTACGTCGTAACTTCCGTCCAACCAGCGTGAGAAGACATTGTGTCAGAAGCAGCAGGCGTGTTTGATGCACCAGCACCGTAAAGACCAATGTACCAAGAAGTGATCCGAGTGGTTGCACCATCAAGACCTGTGCCAGCCATGTACTGGAGGCCGACGTTTACAACGAGATTCTTAGACTCAGCAGACCATTTAAGGTTACCGTCTTTGTCGAAGCACTCGAAAAAATATTTACCAACTGCCTTAGCCCCTTCCGAAGATTCTGGGCGAGCAATCAACCCGCTGGCAGCTACATCTTTAGCTTTTGCTTTGTCCATCATGAAATCCTTAACACAGAGTCGGTTGCGCCCATAGGCGGAAAAGTAATGGTCAAATCTTGACCAGATTTAGTAATCACAGAGCCGAAGTTTAAAACACAAACCGCCCGATTTCCATTGGTGCTGTTGTAAATCAAAGCGCCTGCACATGTCAACGTCACATTACTGAACGTCGCGTCATCAAATGACCAATATCCCGTAGTACCTGATGAAAGGGGTGTGATGTTTGTAAGTGCAATCCCACCAGCGGTGTAATTGGTTCCACTCGACGGGACTTCATTATCTGTCGTATAGACCGTGGTGTTCGCACCCAAGGTAGCGTTAGAGGTATAGAGCGCGAGTTTAAAAACATTACCCGTCGTCCTCGTGAAGTTGTGCAAAGCCTGAGCAACTTCTGCTTTAAAGCTAGTACACATGGTCTGGGCGATTGCCATACTATCTCACCGGATACCGAACTTGTCCAGACCTATAAGCATCTTGACGATCCATACCATCACCAAGGCGTTTGGCAAGCGTCATTGCTTCATCGTATTTTGACTGCACAGCAGCCATCATATCTTGCTCGGCTTTAATAAAGAAGTACCCTTCACGCAGCGCACCATACAACAAAGCGGTATCAAAATTCTCACTAAGCCAAGTCGTACCCGCAGTCACAATCGACTCAGGGTAATAATAGTAATGCAGCTCAACATTATAGCTAGCATCGGGTGTAGGACCGAGAATAAAGCTTAACTCATTAGTAACTGTGGAGCCTGTGACATACGGACCAAAAATAGCGTAATGCCGTGGGCGTCCTGTGTTCCCTGAACCTGTTGGTGTTGGATAAGCTTCACGAATAAAGTTAACGTCTTTATTCAACAAATAAAAATACCGTCCCGTCACATCAATAGCAGCCATACTATAGGGCGCTAAAAAATCATCAGGGCAAGCAAGATACGGATTATTAGCAGAGGTGTTACCCGTCACGTTTTTACGTAACGATGGAAATTGAACGGAGTTATAAATGCGCTGTTCAGCCTGCTGTACAAAAGTCGCAAGCTGATCGTCAGAACTCCAGACCGTACCGGAGTCCGTCAGATTAATCGTTGGGAAGTCGTTCTCGACGTACCCTCGGATCGCTGTTTTTAACTCCGTATAATTCACGCCATCGGACCCCGGCACATCGTGCCTTTAGTCGCCGCACCAGTACCACGCATCTTGATGCCAGAGGTTTTAACGCCTTTGTTGCTACCAATCCCAACACCATCAAGCGGTTGCCAATCACGTTGAATAACATCCTCATTCATACGCTTGCCGGGGTTAGCTTCCGCTTTAGTCTTTTTGCCTTGCATGGTATGTGGCTCCGCATAAGTAGAGGCTTGACCAACCTCTTTACCACCGATTTTATGGCTATATTTAGCCATTATCTCATTCCTTGATTACGCGCACGAGCCATGTTTCGACCCATTTTACGCATCATTTCACCCGTAGGGCCACCCTTCTTGAGCTTAGTCATGGGTTTACCGGGGTGCATTTTCTTTTCATGCTTATGCACAGCACCAGCAATCATCTTTTTGTCCTGCTTAAGATCCGCTTTATCCATCATGAACTCCTAAGAAACCGTAACTGAATTAACAGCGCCAACACCAATTAGATCGTTTGGTGTTAAACCCGTATCAAACCATCTTGCCCCACCAACAGGGTACCAACCCCATTGTATAACTCGACTACCCCCTAAGGGAACCCCATTTTCGTCTTGGCTTGAGTCATTATTAACCGGCTCAATTCTTAACCCATTTACGCCCGATTGATAGTACGAATTAGAGTCTACGCGAGGATTACGAATAGCCTGTGGGTCATACACAGGGTACATACCAAGTTGAAGCTGCGGTTGATCAGGTTCCCAACATTCAGGACAGACAAGAATATTGACGTTCTTAGTCTTAATCACCAAGCTTTTTAACTGCTTTAGTTTGAAGCGAAAGTTACACCTATCGCACTGAGCAATGGCATATTTACCCGCTGCAAACTGATTAGGCATCAGAAGCTCCCAGTATTCCCCAGATACATCCGACGAGGAACAAACCGTACAGCAGCCTTTTCACGATCCTCACCAGCGGCAAAGTTCCACTGCTCTTCATAAGAAGCTTTCAACATCTGGATACGTTCCATACCCTCTGGAATCTTTTGGGCGATGTAATACGCCAACCCTGCGGTAATGCAAGGCAAGAATCGAAACGGCATATCAGGAGTCTGAATACCATCTCCCGCATTTTGGATGCGGCGCATACGCCAATAAACGACTTGATAATAGGGAGAAGCTAACGTCCCTTGGTCAGGGACAGGCCAGACTGTGAACTGGGGGTAGGCTGTTGCACTTGGAGAATAACTGCTGGTTGCGGGGTACGTAGCACCGGAGTTCCGGCTGATGTAAATCTGTATCGGTCTTGCTTGAGCAAGTTTGTTTGGGATTGTGGCGTAGGTGGATACACTAATCCGGGTAAGCGTGAGGTCAGATTGGGTAGAGGCATTACCAGCTCCTGTCCTTATAACGTGCTCAAGCAAATCAATGGTGTCGTCCGGTAAATCGTACGTCGCAGTGCCCTGTACCAGATTCGTCGTGCCCTGCTCAATCGTCCACATATTGATGCCACGATTCGCCCACTCTATCGTTAAGAGGTTCATGGACCGACGAGCCGTACGCAAGTCATAGCCTGAGCGCATCTCACGCCCAGCCCGCTCAAACGCTTCTTCAGCTATGTCGGTGAACTCAAGATTAAAGTCGGTTGAACCGCTAGTGGTCATTTACGTGCCATTCTCATGTTATCTATGAGATTAGGATAAGGTCTACCGGCAGATTTTGCCGCCGCTTTAGCAGCAGCTTTCTTAGCTGGACTAAGCCTTGTATGTTTTTTAGCGGGGTTGGGTTTATCCCAAACTTTGCCACCTTCAGCGTACTGATCAAAGTCAGTATCGTCCCGCCTAGCTTTACGCTTGGCAGTGGGCATTTTAGAGGGGCTTATACACCCCATCCCGCGAGAGGGCATCATTACTTCTTGCCCTTCATCATACCGCCGCCGCAGTATCCGCCGCCTTTCATCTTGATCTGGGTGCCCTTGGTTTTACCCTTGGTAGCAACACCGTCACGACTAGGAGCCGCAGTTTTCACAGCGCCCATTTTGGTTGGGGCAACACCGCCACCTTTAGCCATCTTTTTCATACCAGTAAACTCCTTACCAACAGATTGAGGGACACCTACTTTTTTTGCAAACTTAGGGCTATGCGCCACGGCTTGCATAAACTTCTCTTGTTTCTCACTAACTGCGGGCATATTAATTACCCTTTCTTAGCAAGCTGGTCAATCTTTGCTTCAAGTCGTTCAAAACCTGAGTCAAAGCGTTCCATAATTTTTTCAAGGTCTTGTCTAACTTCTGCACGAGTGATGTGGTCACGAGCGATTTCTTCTCTCGTTTTGTTTAGCAAGATCTGGATGCGTTGTTGCTCATCATGCGAGTTTTTTAGCATGAACATCACCAGCCCTACTAAAATCGAAGTGATAAGATTCCAAATCAGCATCGGGTCCATTTAACATTTCCAAGCTCTAAGACTTTTATTGATACGACTGTTAGGGTCGCTAGCTGTTTTAGCTGAAGTCAGCTTCTTTTTCATGCCTTTCATTCGGGCGCAAAAAGAATCCCGGCGAGACCCGCCTTCTGGTTGTGGAGGTTTCAACCCAGGCTTGCCGGGATTTGCAGCATTGTAGGAGGCACGACCCTTGGCGTTCAAACCACCTTTTGGGTTTTTGCCCTCACTACGCTGCCAAGCAGGAGACTTAGCCATTTGAAATCTCGTACTCGTTCTGAATCACAACCATTTGCAATTGTGCGCTGACATTAGACGCCCCGCTTAATGCAAGTGCGCGAAAATCAATGTCCGATTTTTCAGTAACCGGGAACGGATAGTCAGCTTCGCAGGTAAACGCCCCCGTACCGGGGATGCGAACAGTCGTTGCCAACTGGAAAGCA